GTTTGGCCGCAGGTGTTGTGTCAGTCGATACAACATCGTCTGGAAATGCAGCAGGAACTCTAAAAGCCACTGTTTATGGCGCACTAGAAGCGGCTCCTCCAAGTGGAGTGGCCTCCCAGTTTCTTAGTTTTGATGACAACACAACCCATACCCCAAGTTTTAACGCCAACAATAACGGAACAACTTCTTTCACAGGTTCATGGAGTTGTACTAATGTCACCCCAGTTACAGTAAGTGCCTCTGTCACAACGGACCAAAACTTATTGGCTTGTACAATTCCAGCCGGGACTCTAAATAGAGTTGGACGTTCTTTGCGAATTTGGACGGCGGGTGTCTATTCTACACCAGCCGCATCAGCAGCAACGATAAATTTAAAGGCTAAACTTTGTACCGTATCTGGTTGCGGAAGCGGAGTCGTTTTAATTCCGCTTAATATTACATCAGGCGCGAACCCAGGGTCAGTTGCCAGTAATGCTCTAAATTTGTCGGGGATTTTGACAACCCAAACAGGTGGAGCCTCTTCAGCGTATGAAGCTCACGCGAATCTGACGATTGACTTAGGGGCGCTAACAACATCAGCCGACTCTATTTTTGCGGATACAAATATTGGGACTGTAGGCAATATAGATTCTACTGTTCAATTATTTTTACAAATTACGGGGGCGTTTTCTGCCGCTAGTTCAAGTAATTCAATTACGCTGCGACAGCTAATTGGGGAGACCATTGGATAATGTTTTCGGGAACCGTTAATCAAACCGCACCCGATATGCCGCAGTTTATGGCAACTACGCTTAACGCTGCGAACTTTCCCGACTTGTTTAGCTCTCCTGTAATAAAAACTGTAAAGGCATCGGGAGGAGATTTTACATCTCTTAGTGCGGCTCTTAGTAATGCAAATATAAGTTCCTATGCTCTCAATTGTGGGGCGATTATAATTGTAGATTCGGGCTATACTTCCGATGCATTAGGGAATAACCAAAATCTAAATTACAATTATTCATGTCCTGCGGGAAAACATATTTGGGTAAGACCCTCTAATTACGCCTCTCTTCCACCACAAAATACTAGGGTTGGTGTGGCGGATAAAACAAATATGTTTACGGTCTCTAAGTTTGCTAACAGTAATATTTTTGACGCGGGAATTATCGTAGCAGATGGTGCTACAGGTTTAATAATTAGTGGTATGTATTTTCCGGTTTCCGGGACTCTTGTTTACTCTGCGATGGAAGCAGGGTCGTGTTCTAACTCATCAAACTATTGTAGTCGTATTTTAATCGACCGTTCTTATTTTGATACGGCGACAAGCGACTATAGCACGCATTTCATTAATCCAATTTTCGCGTGTTGTACCACAATGGCGGTAGTAGACTCTGTAATCGACCATGTAAACGCTATTCACGGTGGTTCAGCAACAGAATCACACGGTTTTGTTGCCATCAACGTACCGGGTCCTACTAAGTTTGTGAACAATTATGTCGGAGGTGCACCAAGCGAAAGTGCTTTTTGGGGGGGCGCGGGAGAAGCAGGTGTCGGTGTAACACAGACAGATGTAGAGTGTAGGCGTAATACCTTTGTTAAAGACGTTACACAGATGATTGATAAGGTATCACAGATACGAATGATTTCAGGAGGTACAGGTTATAGTAATTCTTTTACTGTCACCGCAACGGGATGTTCTGGTTCAGGGTTCTCTGGAACTGCGACTGCTAGTGGCGGTGCTGTTCAAGGCATTACAATAAACACTCCGGGTTCGGGATACACCTGTCAACCAACGTTTGATTTCTCGGCGGGTGGCGGCTCAGGAGCTTCTGGACTACCTATTATGACAGGCCCGATGATTATTAAAAACCTTTTAGAATGCAAGTCTTGCACACGGGCTTTGTTTGACGGAAATACCGCACAGTTTTCGCAACCTGACCCGCTTTCTGGTTCGGAGCAGAATGGGCCGGGGTTTGACATAACAGTTAGTGGTAGTAACGGAGCCTATTGGACTGATTTACGTGACATAACCTTTACGAATAACGATTGGCAACACATCAATTTAACGTTAGCCATAACCGCGTATGATGTAAATGGCGTTCCTAGTATGACTTTTCCCGTAACAAAGCGTGTCGTTAGTCGGAATAATTTATGGAGGGATGTTAACAACTATCAGTGGGGATGGGCTGCCGCTTACGGTACACAATTAAATAGTGGTAATAACTATCTTTGGCAGCCTAGTCACGTTTTCAACACGAATAATCATATAGCAGACTCCAACGGAAATGAGCAAACTGTTACAGCAGGAGGCGGCGGTAGTTCTGGAGCAACGCAGCCCGTTTGGAATAAAACTTTAAATGGAACGACAACTGACGGAGCATTAACTTGGACAAATAATGGAGCCGCGCCGGGTGTAGCAGACCAAACTATTTTGCCCGGTGCGTATAACATAACCATAGACCATGATGCAGTTTATGGCGCTCCCAACAATCATGCATCATTTATGTTTGTGGCGGGACAGCCGGGTTGTACGGAAGCGTCGTTTAACAATTTTACTTTCACAAACACTATCTCCGTGACAGATGTTAACCACTTAGATGGTAATTGTAATACTGGAGGCCACACAAGTAACCTCTTCGACGGAACGTTTCCTAGCACGCAAGGAACGGCAGGAGGGGCGTTTCCTAATCTAACGGTAGGTGGAAATATTTTATTTAACCATGAGACATCTGGAGGAAACGTTTGTTCGCATTGGGCAACATATAATCCCGGCATCTGTCCTCCGGGTCTGGCATCGGCTCCTACTACAATTAACTCTACATTAGGAATGGCAGATTACGCAGCTTGCGCTGCTGGAAATTCAAATATATCTCTTAGCGGGGCAGGTAGCGGAGATTTATCTAAGTGCGTTATAACAGGACAGTATGCTGGAACAGGACCAAATATTGCGGCAATCCAAGCGGCTCAAATCGAACCCAACGATAGTTTGAAGTGGGGTCCGAGACGAGCTATTCTATAACAATAGAGAGGAAATATGAATATACCCGCTTTTACTTTATATGGACTAATTGGATGTCCTCATTGTGGAGAAGCAGAAACATTTCTAAAAACTAGAAACATTCCATTTAGTGTTGTAGTCGCAAATGAGGACCCAATTGCGAACGCAGGAGTAACACAAATTGTTGGAGAGGGAGTTTATCCGGCCCTTGTTTATAAGGTAACTAAAGAAGTACTACGTGGATTTGTGAGAGAGGACTATGAAAGAGTTATTAGTCATTTTGGTTCTATCCTTAGCGCAAGCTCACCTAACGTATTTAGTAATGGACAGCAGCCTATCCCTCAAGTTACAAGCGAAAGTCAAGCTCCCCCTGTTCATTAAAGAACTACTTAGTTGTCCAGTTTGTTTTGGGTTTTGGGCGGCTTTACTACTTTCGCTGGGAAATATTGTAACTGCTTTAGCAGTGGGCTTCTTAGGTGGACTTTTCTACGAAGTAAAAAAGAAATTTCTACCTTGTAAAGAATGTACAAACAAGATTAATCTTAAAGATTGGAAAATAACGTAATGGCTACGATGGGTGGAATCTTTACCCCAGACTACGATGGAAGTCAAGCAACTGGGTTTGTAGGAACTATCGCAACTACAGCTAATACCGGGGCTATAGTTCTTGGAAAGTATCGTCTCTTTAAGATTACCTTTGACGTTCAACCAAGTGGAACGACTGGTCGAAGCGTTACCCTTCGTTTTACTACTGGAAATAGTGTATTAGGGCATACAGCAATTACTCCCACTTCAACCTCACCTTTTCTTCATAGTTATCAAGAAAATATATTTGAATTAGACGGCTCCATTGATTCTATTAACTTTGCTAATTTAGCCGCAGACAATGGTGCTATTACCATTGCGTATTCTATTATTCCTCTAACACGAAATTAATAAATGGCCAATACCTTGCAAGGTGATATGAACGGTGGTATGGTTCAAGGGGGAGCACAAGCTCTCCCTCCTGGACAAAGTGCAACTACTACTGCTCAACAAACACAAACTGGTCTAACTACAGACCGCAACGTATTAGTTACGTGGACACTAGATACTCTTCAGAGAATGCGGAATTTCCGCCGTCCATTCGACCAACGTAGGGCTTATTTTTATCGTCAATATATTGGCCAACGCGACCGTCGAATGTATCCAGATAACCTTACACCACGGTCTAATACATTCGTTCCATACCCCCATCAAATAGTTGACGCCATCGTCTCTCGTGTACATGATGCCTTCTTTGGTATAGACCCTCCAATAGAGGCTAGACCTAAAGGTGGAACACCAGAAGCTGCTTGGCAAATGCAGGCCGTTATGCTTACCTGTCTTAAAAAGGCAGGCTGGATTAAGCACATTGAGCTAGGTACGCGAGATTGTGGTATATATGGACATTTTGGTATAAAGTGTGATTGGGACTGGAATACCGATACAGTAAGTGGCCCAGAGCCAGTCTACCAAATGCAGCCCCGCGTTGACGAGCAGGGCCAACCAATTATGAATCCTGACGGTTCACCGTCAATGCTTCCAGTCCTAAATCCTATGACTGGAACGCCGATTCAGATTGGAACTCAATTAGTATCCAAACAGGTTCCTAGAAATTGTCCCAAATTTACTGTTATTGATATATACGACCTTCTTATCGACCCTGATGGGGAACAAGTTGCTCATGTGTTTGAAACCTCATGGGGTGAGATAAAGCGACAGGTCGCTAATAATCCTAAATTGTATTTCCCAGAAGGTATTGCCGAACTTGCTAGTCGCATGGCTCAATACCGCGAACTCGACCAAGACGGTATCATCATTCGTATGGCGGAGTTATGGGACAATACAAAGAAAACAGTTACTCAAGTAACATTCGGTGAGGATGCTGATGCAATTGGATGGAAAGACCGGAGATATCAATACCGAAACGCTAGTTATAGTGCATACAAAAGACGGGTTTACAACGGCCCTCCCGTCCTCCTTTACACTGGACCAAACCCTTTCGCTCATCAAAGAATACCAATTTTACATTTGGGGTACATCCCAATTAAAGGGGATGCTTATGGAATTGGAGCCATTGAATTTGTAAGCGACCTCTGTGAAGGCGTTAACGTTTTCACAAATATGATTACCGACAATTGGAACATGGGCATCAATCGTCGGTTCGCATACGACGTTACCGTAGACATTGACCATGACCAACTCGACATGGGTAACGTCCCTGGCGGGAAAGTCGGAGTTGTTGGAGACCCTAACAAAGCAATCATGCCCTTCGGTTCTTTTACTCCTAACCAGGGCGATTACATGATTATCGACCTTTATAAGGATATGATTCAGATGGGGTCGGGAATCAGCGATTTCTACAGTATGGGCGTTGGTAGCTCTGGTGGAAACCGGACTTCTAGTGGAATCTCCCAAGTTATCAATGAATCCGGTTATATATTTAAGCTATTCATCCGCAGGTTTGAACTAGAAATTCTGCAACCAATCGCGGAGATGGTTGCATCAATGATTCAACAATTTGGTACAGACGAAATGGAGTATTCCATTACGGCTGCTCAACCTTCAATCCCTAAATATGGACGAGTCAAACTTGAAGATTTGCTCGGAAATTATGAATTTGATTTCGTTGCTGCGAACTACGCGACAGGAAAAGTCGTTAAGCAAAGAAACCTTATGGCTTTTTACAACCTTGCTATGCAAAGTCCGTATGCCAACCAAGGTGAGTTTCTTCGAGAAATTGCAAGAGCAATGGAAATCCCATTCGCCAATCGTCTCTTAAAGACAGACCAACAGGTTCAACAAGAAGCTCAACAGCAGCAAGAAGGTCAGTTCCAAAACGCGCTTATTGAACATCTACTCAAATTTGAAACCAAGGCTGCCGTTGAACAAATCAAGAAACCAGAATTCATGCCTGCTGGTTCAGTGCCTGCTCCAACAGAACAAGTTAAACATGGCGCAGCAATACAAGGTATTGTTGAAGAATACCTTGCAGATACCGCAGACCAACTATTTGGTTTCCAACCAGGAACAGAACCTATTCGTCCGCCTGGACGTGAAGGCCGACCACGAAAGTCACAATTTGAGGGCCAAGTCCCAGGTGGGACTCAACAAGATTCAGAGCGCGGTTTCGCACAATCAATGGGAGCTAACTCCCTTGGTACGGGTGGTACTTAATGCTTCTTAAAAGATGGAGTACTGTACGATTATCATTTTTAGAATCTCTTCGACCACTATTAGAATTATTTAAAGATAGTAAAAACGGTTGGAAATGGTATTGTCGAACTTATAGCGCTCAAGCTCAATTATGTATTAGGTATAACAAGGAATAAACATGGCTGGTATTTGGAATAGCACAATGACTACGAGTTCAAGTTCAGAAATGTACGCGAACTCATTTATGAAATCCCAAGAAGTAGCTAGTGAAGGTACGTCTGGCTCAGAGCCAGTAATCACTCAACAGGACCAAATTGCAACCGTAAGCTATCGTCCCGGTGACGTTGCTAAACCTAATCAAACTGCTGGTGAAGTGTCTATCTCTGCCCCTCTATTCACTCCCGAACATACAATGTACTTCCACGATTGGGTAGCGAATGGTTGGGAAGCCGACGGTTGTAGCAAGAGCGGACCAAAGGGTGACTACGACTATGAACATGAACCCTCAATCTCTAACCCAAACATTAACGTCAATAGGTAAAGGAAAATAAAATGGCTAGTTGGCAAGAATTTGACCAAGCAGTTAGTGCAGCGCGAGCGAGCGATTTGGTTTCTAAAAAGTGGCCGGATGCTGCTGCCGGAGCATATGGCGGAGCAAATGCAGGGCCTACCGAAGATTACGGAGGTCTCAATGAAGCCGAGTCTGCTATCTCTCGTCCACGTAAGTACGACCCAATAGTTTCTCCTGACCCGGCTGGAAGCGGCGAAAACTATCTAGGCTCAGGTCCCCGCAGCGACATGTCCCAGCACGCCCACTTTGGGCAGCACTCTTCAAGCAATTTCGACTCTGCTGCCTCCAATACATGCGGCGGGGATGCTCAAATTGCAAAAGCGTGGCCTGACGCACAAGGTGGCTCGCTAGGCTCAGTCGCCGACGAATACAAGGACTAACATGAACTTATTGGAGAGGATAAAGCAGCTTTTTCAACCGAGGGTAATTTACAAAATAGTAGAAGTCAAAGTCCCAAGACCCATTTATCGGTGGGACCAAAATACAAAAGACGCAATCGCCACTTTATCGAGCCATCCAGGATTCGTCGCGCTCGTTGATAGGCTAAATCTTACTAAAGCGCAAATTGAATCAACGCTTAAGAGTACGATGCATAAGGACCTGCGCCAAGTAGATTTCCTTCAATCTGGCTCATTTTGGGCTGGATGGCTGCAAGAACAAATTGAGAAAGCCACCTATAAAGGGTCCCAAACTAAGTATTTGGACCCAATGGAAGAAGAATTGAAAGCATTCCAAGAACTCGACGCGAGAATAGAACGAGTTGGAATGGACCCAGTTTCACAGACCACAAGTCTGTAATGTTGTTAAATTCAGAACCCACAAGGTGAAGAATGCCAGAACCCACGCTCGACCAAGTAGCCCCCGGTGGAATTGTTGATTTAAGCAAATCCCCTGCGGGTCTAGACGACGCTACGTTTGACTCCTTATTCCCTGCGGAGCCAGCGCAGAAAGTAGTCGCCCCTGTACAACAGGTGCAACAGCAAGTTCAGGGAACGCAGCCTCAGCAAACTCAGACCACACAGACCGCCACACAAGCGACGGTGACTGAACCCTTTATCAAAGGTGAGAAATCTGTTTATAAAACGCAGGATGCTGCAATCGAAGGCATCAATCAAAAGGATGCCCTAATAGAGCAATTGCGTCAGCGATACGCTCTCACGACCGGAATAGACCCCATTACAGGTCAACCTGTCGGACAGGCTCAACAGCAACTAGTCGATGACTACACTCAGAATCCAAACAAATATCTAGATGACCTTTATGCTGCCGCAAAGCAAGGTGGCCCACAAGCCTATCTTCAAGTACAGCAGAAGTTAATCATGGATACTCTCAAGCCGTATGCTCCAACATTAAACACGTTGGCAGAGGTACAGGCTGTAGATAGTTTGGCTAAAGAGCTACCAGAAGCGGCTAAGTTTGTTGGTACGCCAGTCTACCAGAGAACCCTTGAGGCCAATGCCGACCTTGCATCTGCTATCGCTACAGCTAAATCGGATAATAGATTTCACTCTCGCCTGCCGGGTCTTTATAAGCTCGCTTATTTAGCAGGCCAAGGGATGCAACTGCCTGAATTACTGAAGGCTAATACCTCTCAGACTCAAACTCAGACCCAACAGGTTAGAACTACAGCACAGCAAACCACGCTTGCTCCGTCTACTGAAGCAGCCAAAAATCCATCATTTAAGAACATTGATGGAATTCGAGCTACTATCAAGGACCTAGAAGCGAGAGGGGCTAGACTAGATTTCTAACTGGGTCAAAATAGGACTTTAAATGCTTAACAGACTTCTCTCCCTCGTCGGGATTGTACTTGGCTTCGGTGATGATATCGTTACTGTAATCACCGGAAGTACGGGAACTCCTGGCCCTGCTGGTTCGCTTGCTAGCGACCAACAGACTTACTTTAGCGCAAAGCTGCTAGAAGTGGCGGTCTTGATGACCGTTCTCGACCAGTTTGGCGACAAAGACCCCATTCCCTCGAATTCAAGCAAGAGCATTCAGTTTAACCGCTTGGAGAAACTCAGTACTACGACTTCTCCTGTGCAGTTAGTTGAAGGTGTCATGCCGGATGCGACTGGTTTGGCTATGTCTCAGTTCACCGCAGTTGCGGAACAGTACGGCCTTGTGCTGCGCTTGTCTGACCTTGCGGAACTAACTTCCAAGCACGATGTTGTTGGTCGCGCTCTATATGTCCTAGGTTTGCACGCTGCTGAAACCTATGACATCCTAATCTTCAACGTTCTATCTGCCGCTACTTCTACCTATTTCCCCAACGGCAAGACCGCCACTACCATCACCGCCGCTGATAAACTCGGCTACGTTGATGCAACTGCAATCCATGCGAACTTGATGGATTCTGGTGCTCGTCCCTACGACGATGGTAACTATGTTTTCGTTGTGGCTCCACAGGTTCACGCTGTTCTCCAACAGGACCCTGACTGGAAGGCGTCTCACCAGTTGGCAAAGCCGGATAACATCTGGCGTGGAGAATTCGGGCAGCTAGCTGGATTCCGCTTCGTTAAGTCGAACGCTCCTGGATTTGCTCCTGTAACTTCTGCCACTTCTGGCCGTGCGAATAAGGCTTATTTCTCATTCGCTATTGGCCGCAACGCCTATCAGATTTCTGACCTTCAGAACCTCCGTGTGTACGCGGCTGCTCCTGGTGGACAGACTGATACTTTGCAACAGTCCCGTAAGCTTGGTTATAAGTTCGCTTTCAAGGCGATTATCACTAACCAATCGTGGATTTTTGGGGTTCAGTCTGCTGGACAAAACTCCGTCACGAACTAATAACAATTAACTGGATAGGGAGCCGTACTTAACCCGGCTCCCATTCCACAAATCCCACAAAGGATTAAAGGTTACTAATATGGCCGACAACGGCAAAGTAGAAGCACCAGTTAAGCCAGTACTAAATGAAACTCAACAGCGTATAGTTGACGCAAAAGATAAGTCTAATTGGGAATGGGTTGTTGTTCCAGAGCACGACCTATTTGGCAAGCCCCATAAAGGGGTAACCCATAACTTTGAACAGTATGGCCCAGGCCGTCACTTCCTTGACCCCGTTACCGCTGAACAAGTAAGAACTAATATCGCCAATGGCCTAGCAGGTGAAATGAGAGTCATGCAGTCTCAGACGCCTCCTGGCTATCTGGAAATTATGAAGAAGATGGGACGTACTCCGGCTAATAATCCTAATTTCTAAATGCCTTCCGATTTCAACATCGCAATCCAAGTAGTCTTAGCCAACGAGGGCGGCTATAGCTTCAACCCCGCCGACCCAGGTGGTGAGACTAACTTCGGTATATCAAAGCACGCTTATCCCGATTATGATATAAAAAACTTAACGAAAGACGAAGCCGCTGAGATATACCGCCATGACTACTGGCTATATGGCGACCTAAACTCCCAAGACATCGCCACCAAAATGCTCGATATGTCAGTAAACATGGGCATTCATAGAGCAGTAATATTAGTTCAAACAAGCCTAAACGACATTGGTGAACATTGCGTAGTTGATGGAATTTGGGGGCTAGCTACAGAATCCACCATTAATGGGTCAGATGCAAATGTCCTCTTACCAGAAATTAGAGCAAGTCAAAGCCACTACTACACGCAACTCGTTGCCCAAAAGCCAGAGTTGTATCCCTTCCTTAAAGGATGGCTGCGGAGAGTCCAGTCATGCTAACATTAACCAAACATCACGTAATTCTATATGTGGTTGCGATTATTCTAGCTCTAGTTGGGGTATACCTTATAGAAGCAAGGATAGCCGACCACGCTCAATCCCAAGCAGATGCTGCTAAAGCTCAAGCTCTAGTAATTGCAGACCAGAATCAAAAATTCCAACAGCAAGTTGCTCAGCAGGTTCAACAGTTAGTTCTACAGAATTCTCAACTTCAATTGGCGAATCAAGCTCTTAATACGCTACTTGCTAAGCAGCAACAAAAGGACTCGACTCTTCCTCCTAATCAATTAGCAGAACGAATGGTTACATTGGCTCCTGGTGGTTCAATTACAGTTACTGCAAATGGATATCTTGTTGACCAACCAGAAGCTGTTGCTCTTGCTCAAACTCTCGAAGCGGTTCCTGCTCTTAAAGAAGAGAACTCTAACCTTACAACTATAATTGCTAATAACTTGAAGAACCTTGACCTTGAGAAGCAGAGTCATATAAGTGATGTCAACAGCCTTAATACAATTATCGCTGCTGACAAAGTAGAATTAAAGGCAGTTAAAGCCCAATGCCGTAAGTCTAAACTAAAGTGGTTTGGTATTGGAGTAGTAGTGGGATTTATAGGCAGACATTTTGTAGGATTTTAATGTTCC